CGGTGGAGATTCGACGGTCTTTAACATATTCCAATTGAAGGTCAGGGAGAACGAAGACCTTGAACGGGTGAAGAACGCAACACAAGAGAGCGATTTCTTCTACCTGGATCAGATTGCGTTGTTTAGGGACAATACAGTTTCGATTGAAAACGCAGCTCGGATATTTGCGGAGATTCTCATAAATTACCTTGGTGTCGAAAATACAAAGGTAGTAATAGAAATAAACTTCAAGGGAGATTATTTCATATCTAGGGTATTGAATGATCCAAAATATATGGACGATGTATTTGAGGACATTTTCATTCACACAAAACACACAAAGGACTCAAAGAGAAAGAAGGCGGGTGTCAGGATAAAGAAGGACAACAAGGAGATGTTCTGTACGACATTTAAGGCCCTTGAACGCGCAAGAAAGATCAGGGTTTACGAGAGAACGACGTGCGAAGAGCTGATAAACTTTCAAAAGACATCGACATCTTATTCTGCCGATAGCAGAAACCATGATGACGTTGCAATGACATGTGTAAACCTTTCTCCCTATTTAATAGACTTTGATATAGACGGCCAGCCTGCAGGGGAAGATTTTTTGATGCAGGTTGAAGAGATGTTTGATAGCATAGAAGAATCAAAGAAAAACAAGATTCAACAGAAGGTATTTCAAACGCTTGACAACCAGGACGAAGATTTTACCGGTATCATGGACGGTTTTAGTCTTTTCGATACAGATTTTAAGTTGGAACCCCCTCCAAACTTAAATTTTACTCTGTAATTTTTCCAGTGCGTGATATATACGAAAATAGAACTAGAAAAAAAATCACGCAATGGCAACAGTAACCCTTGATCTAAATAGATTCAAAGCTAGCGGTGTTTATACGGTAGAGTTTGACGCCAGCGAGAGGATAGTGGTAAACACAAACACCCTACGTCTCGTTGTTGGCTTTTCCAGGAAGGGTCCTTTCAATACTCCTGTGTTCCTAAGGGACGCAAAAGATGCAAGAACCATATTTGGAGACGTCGATAAGTTCCTAGAAAGTAGGGGATCATTCTTCCACAGATCCCTAAATAACTGTCTAAGGCTTGGACCGGTCTACGCTATAAACCTTCTCCCTCTCAACAATAAGCCGATATACGACGGCGGAGACGCAGTAGATTACGTTTCCTATTCCCTTTCTGCCGGAGAATCTAATGGCATAAAGGCAAGAGCGCTTTACGAAAGCTTCTATGATACAGAGCGCTTCTACAAGCTTTCTGAGGAAAACCTCGTAGCCGTTGCGAATAACAATGCCATAAATAATGGAAAGCTCTTTGATTTTGTCAATGTCGGTCAAAAACCGATATCCATCATAGTCAAAAAGGCAACGGGAATAAACGGATACGATATATCAGCGAAGGAATATTACTCACAGCTAAACGAAACCGTACCGGATTTTGTTTACGAATGGGATAACCTTTCTGAATACTTCGTAGAGATCAACGTTGTACAGGGAAATTGGAATAACTATGAGGTTCTTTCGACCGACCCTGTATATTCAACGTTCTTTAATAAGCAGGGACTTAAGAAGGACCAGATAGACAACTTCTTGACCTCTCCTGATGTCATAAGCATAGGTAGCTTCATAGGTTGTATCATACCTGATTTCATCGATAATAACAACGTAAATCAGTCTATCGACACAATCGTAAACAATGCAACCAACGCAACGGGTCTCTACTGTGCCATAAACAGGGAGGCACTTGAAAACTATGCAGAATCAACAAGCAAAGTTGACATGGTTGGACACAGCTTTGCCGATCTGGATGCAACGTTCACTACGATGAACTTCCTCTCTTATAAGGCAAATCTTGAATCAACAAAGGATTACTCGTTCGACGCAAGGCAGGTGTTAACCAATGCGATAGACATCGCACAGATGGGAATATCTCCGGATACAACCCCTGGAACTTCTGACGATCAACAACCTAACTTCACAACGACAAACGTATACACAGGTGATACATCGAACGGATGGTTCACTGTCGAAAGTAGCAAGGTCGGAGGGGCATACGGTTGGTTCGATAACGTTCTTTCTATAAAGAAGCCGCTTTCAACCGATCTCGATTTTACCCTTACGAACTACAATGCAATCAAATCAAATGTCACAGCTTCAAAGAGTTTGCTTCTGTTGAACACAACAGATACGGATCTTGGAAGATGGGGCTTGGTCAAATCGGTTGGCGAGGTCGTCTCCAGTGGAGAAACATACCTTAAGGTTTCATACACACACGCTTCTAAGGTAACGGAGGAAACAAATACTAAGTATAGCATTTTGACATCTCCTTCCACTGGTCTTGATATCGTATTCTCTTCTGCGACGGATCTTACATCAGATGCAGGTCTTACTGCAGGAAAGAAGATATTGGTGGTAAACGCAACAGATGATAGCAAGTATTTCTACGTAACTGTCGATTCGGCATCGTATGATTCTTCATCGGACGAAATGACAATAACGATAGATCCTAGCACCGATTTTGCTGAACTTGTAGATAACTCGGTTGAAACTAGCTATAAGGTTGTGTTCGGATCGACTGTAACGCCTAGGGTTTACTCTTCTGGAGGATCTGATAACGTTGCATTTGTTTATGAGCCTGATGCATTCGACATGGTTTGGAGGGGAGGAACTGTTGGAACAGAAGACGATGCATGGATCGCGTATTCTTACGCAAACGTGTTCACCGATTACAATGCAGCAACGATTCTTGACGGTCAAGCGTTCGACGCAACAGAAACCGGAGATACTTCTGTTAACCCTTCTGGCTATCTAAAGTATCAAAGAGGCAAGGATGCAAACGGAATTGAGGTTCTTTACATATATCCTTATACCGATGCAGACCTGAACACTAGGGACGTCGACACGAACATCGAAGGAGCTGGAGACGTGACCGTAACGCTTTCTTCAGAAACTCTTTTGACTGATGTTCCTGTTCAAAGCTGGGACACTTCAAGGACAACAATCACATTTGCAGAATCACAGGGATCGTCCTTCACTGTGGGTGATTACCTTGTTAGCATCGTTTACGATGAGTCTGGCAATCCTTCTTATCACATGGCCAAGATCCAAACAAAGGTAAAGAAGGTAAACTCTGTAACAGGAGTGATAACATATCAGGCAACGACGAACCAGCCAATTTACATCAAGGACGAGACAACTTCGCCTGCTGTTGTAAAATATAGTGGAATCGAAGACCTGGTATCAACGTATCAGCTAACAAATCTTTCTGGTTTCTTGATGACAGAATATCATCTTCCTTCTGCAACAGGAACCAAGGAATCACAGCTTCAAAAGATCCTTGGAGTTTTGGAAAGCACAAACCTTTTTGAATCTCTTGCAGATACAGACATCATTGATTATAGGTACATCATCGATACTTTCGATGGAGGTCTTGCCCCTCAGATGGGAGCAAAGAACATCCTTTCGAGACTTGCGATGACAAGGGGCAAGTGTTTGGCGTTCCTTAACCCGCCTTCGTTGAAGGAATTCTACGAATCGACGGATCCAAGGTTTACTGACGCTCCTGATCCTGCTGCAGGCGTTCCAAGGCCGGTTCTCAACACTGCGTACATCGCGCAAGGTGGAAACCTATCTCTTGGACCATCGTTCACATTCTCTCTTCCTAACGAAGGAAATGGAGCAAAGTATTGCGGAGTTTTCTTCCCTTATCTGGTAGTTAGGGAAAATAACAAGAACATACTTGTACCTCCTGCTTCGGATGTTTCAAATAACTTTGTTCAAAAGTTCATATCTGGATATCCGTATTCTATCGTTGCAGGAACAAGAAGGGGTGTGATAAGCAATCCTAACCTTGTTGGAGTTGAGGCCGATCTCTTCCTCTCGGACAGAGAAAACCTCGAACCAGTGGGTTTCAACCCGATCATCACAAAGAGGGGAGTTGGTACGATGATATTTGCTAACCAAACCACCTTCCAAAAGACGATATCGGCGTTCAACAACCTGCACGTTAGGGATCTTCTGATTACGATAGAGCAGAGCATCGAATCGACATTGACAAACTTCCTGTTCGAGTTCAACGATGAGGCAACAAGACTTGAAATAAAGAACAAGGTCTCTAGCTTCCTCGAAGGAGTGAGGACTGCTGGTGGAGTATATGATTATAGGGTGATAATGGACGAAACGAACAACACTGCTGCGATCATAGATCAAAACATCGGAATCATTGATGTTCAGATCGAACCTGCGAGGGGTCTACAGAAGATCATCAACAGGATAACAGTGTTTAAGACCGGTGGCATCTCCAGCGGAGGTTTTACCATAGTCTAATCTAAGAAGATAAAAAAATAAAGCAAACATATGGCATCAGGTCTTCCACATTTTAGATTGTCACAGGCGTCAATGCAGTCGTTTGAACCCATCTATAATAACTTATTTGAGGTTCGAATAACTCCGCCTGCAGCAATAAGAACGGGAACCCCTTGGGAAAACACTCAATTGGTTCTCGATAACGTCATAACAATAACCGGGCTGGGAGCTATAGAAAAGCTGCCACCAGTAGTCACACAAAAATACAAGGGAGTAACCCGTTCTTACGCTGGCGCTCTTCCTGAAAATACGTATGCAGATATAACAATGAGCTTTGAGCTGAACCTGGATAACTCCAATAGCGTGTATGTCTATAAGGCGCTAAAGGCGTGGAGTGATTTGGTTTACAATCCACTTACGGGAGAGCTTGGACTAAAATCTGAGTACGCAGGAACTGCAGACGATCCAACGTTGATGACGGTTCTCATGTATAACAAGAAGGGTGTGATAATCAAACAGATAACGTTTAGACAGGTGTTTCCTACATCACCTCTAGCTAGTGCATTTAATGATCTTAGCTACGATACAGGAACCCAGATAGCGAAGATAGACGGATTGGTATTTAGGGCGGATTACTGGGACAATATCACCAGGTAATCTCAATCTTAATATTGACGATACAAAAAGGAGGATTCCTATGGGATCCTCCTTTTTTCTTGGATATATAGATCATTCCATCATCATCAAGGAAAAGTCATGAGTGACAGCATATTTGATCCAAACAACGAAGAATACCTAAGAAAATTCATAGAATCCGACGAAAGGCAGGAGAGAGAAGCCTCTATTGCGTTAGAGAAAGCAATAACTCCATCAACCGATATTCGTCAGACGATAGGAAACAAGAATGTTTCTCCTAGTGTCCTTCCATCAAAGGGAATATTTTACCCCAAGGATCTTATCATCGCAATATCACCATTGAAGGTTAAACACATAAGGCACTTTTCGACAATAGACGAAACGGATGAAATAGACATAAGTTCGAAACTAAACTTTGTCATTAACTCGTCCGTGTCCGTTCAAACAAATACACCCGGATTTGCCGCATCGTCTTTGTTAGAAATAGATAGGTTATACCTCTTATTCCTGGTAAGAAACATAACGTTCATCGAGTTTCCATCCATCATTAAGTTACAGTCAACATGTGACGAATGCGATCATTCAGATTCGGTCGACGTAAAGGCAGAACGACTTGGCGCAATGAAAGAAGGTGCATTGGACGAGTATCTAAAAATGTATTCCTCTGAATCAAGGTCGATAGAAATAAAGATACAGGACGATGTTGTTAGGTTATACCTTCCAAGCATGCACAACCTTGAATTGGCAAGAAAAAATATCATGGATAATCAGGTATCCGAAGAGGATCAAGATCGTTTCATGCTGTGTTTCCTGGTCCCACCTGGAATGAATCTAACCCATTCAGATTTCGAATATTTCGATAAGGAGCTAGAGGATTGGAGCCCTGATAAATACGCCTTCGTAAAATCATTCATAAACACTGTTAACTCTTCATATTCGATAGACGTCTATTATAAGTGTTCAGAGTGTGGCGCCGGGGTCGCTACTCCACTTCGATTTCACAGAGGCATTAAGGAGTTGTTTATTCCAGAGCTTTCAAATAGATCTGATGGACTTCTTTAAGACCAAAATGATACTATACTATAAGCTAAATAGGACAGACAACGAGATAGAATCTTATCCATACTACGAATATCAGATGCTTATAGAGAACTACGTGGATCTCCTTGAAAAGATAGAGGAGGTCAAAGAAGGAAAACAAAAACTGTTTTAATCAATGGAAGGCCTAAGAAAATTTTTATTGGAGATAAAGGGAAAGAGCCTTAACGACATTTCCCAGGTTGATCTTGAATACTATCAGTTGTTCGATCAATTTTTATCCGAAAAGGGAGAAGCAAAGTTTTCCGGTCTTGCCCCTGTCTCATCTTTCACTGGGATAGAGAAAAATAACGCCAAGATATCATACGAAGTTACTGCGGATATACTTAGGTATCCAAAGTTGGAGGACTATGCAGAAAAATTAAAATCTGCGTTCAATAGTACGATAAAGGATCGAATTGCAAGTTATGGCATATCAAAGACGTCCGGAGAAAACCAGATGGACGTCATCACACTCAACCTTGAATACGCATACAAACTTTCCGATCTTGATAATGACATCAATAAAGCAAGGGCCAAAGTCGGTAAGCAGGTCGTTGAGGCCTATAGATTTGCGTTAGAAACAAATAACAAAGATCTAAAAAAACAAATCGAGGCCCAATACCCTGATATTTTACAGCAAAACATCTCGGTTACTCCGACAAAGTCCGCAGCAGAGGAGGAATTAAAACAAAAGGCAGTACAGGAAGAAAAAACCCCAGAACCTGCACAAGAGAAAAGGGTCGAGAAATCACCGGAAGCCCCAAAGCCACAACAAACTACGGTAAACCAGCCGATCATAATGGCCCCTGGGGAAAAACTGACGATATCTAAGGAAAAAGAAAGCAAAAGCGATAAGACAACATCAAAGGAAAAAGAAAGCAAAAGCGATAGGTCCTTTGTGGAGTCCATATCAAACACGGTATTTGATAAGAGGATCATAGACTATAAGGATGCAGTGATAAAGTCCGAAACAGAACGGGCCTCACCTATCCAAACTTCCCCTGTCGTTCCTACCCAACCGATCTACAATGCCGAAAGGTCAAGCGATAAATCTTCAAAACAAGAAATTTCAAAGACGAAAGAGGGATCGGTCATATCTAAGGTAATGGAGTCTGTCCTTGGGCCTAACGTTGCCCTTGTTCCGATTCAGCTTCCACAAAATACGCCGATTGTTTCACCGTCGCCAATGACGACTGAGAAGGTTTCAAGCCTAGAAAATCAGGTAAATCAGGTAAAAGAAAACGAAAAAGTCGAATCCAACAGCACGATTTCTTCGGTGGCAAATTCTATTAAACAGGTAGAAGGTTCGATCGGTCTTTTGTCAAACATATTAAGGGAAAAGGAAAGGACAGCGGAAAACAAGTCTAATAACTTCATAAACGAATCCCTTTCGTTTTTGGGACTTATTCCATCAAACGCGACAAGGTCAATAGAAAAACTGAATCAGGCAACGGTACAATCAGAGAAGGCAACATCGCAAAGTTCTTCTTTGCAGGAGATGACAAATAAAGTTGTTGGCACCGAGATCATTTCCCCATTGAAAACCGAAGTGACATCCATCATACAGAATATGGGAAATTCCGTAAGCAATGCGATAACAACCGCGCTGATGAAGGATAAAAAAACTGCAGAAGAAAAGGCAGCTTCGATACAACCATCACCTGTCAAGC